GACCGTTCACTCAAGCGACGGAAGCCAACGACTATCTGTTGTTCAATACGCAGACTTCTGCGCATTCGAAGAAGTCCACAACACATCCATGGCCAAGATAGAAGCCGAGATGAAGATACGAGACCTCGGCTGGTTGGCATGGCATTGTGAGAAACGCAACAAACTGCACAACTTGTCATTCGAGGTTTGGCGTGAAGGTGTTGACATGGTCAGCCTGGGAGAATCGGAGGACAACAAGATTGTCCCTTTGGAGAGCAGTCAGCACACTGGGTGATCGCCTATTTGGCGGTTGAAACGGGCATCGCCCCGTCAGTGTTGATGACTGAAAGTCCACGAATGATTTACACCATGTTTGCGTATCTGCGTTGGAGACACGTCAAGCAGAATCCGAATACCACCTACACTCGTTGACATGGTCACCCCGTTCCGCCTCAAAACTTCTACCGGTCAACGAAGCCCTGGGTCAGACGTTGTCTTTGTCATCAACTACGACGAGTTGTTGAAGGAACTGAAAGACCTGTCTCAGAAGAGTCCTCTGTTCGCCAAGGAAATGAAGAAGGCATCTCAGGCCATAGCGCAAGAAATAGTTGACCGTGCGAAGGTCAACGCAAACGCGCAGCCACCGCACGGCAAACCACGAGACGGTTCATCCGGCCACTCGCAAGCCAGCCAAGTGGTGAGAGGTTTGCGTGCTCGACGAGACCGACTGCCGACCATCAAACTTGACCACAACAAGGCGTTCGTATCCAAGTCTCGGTCAAACAAAACCCGTGGGTTGGGCCGTCAAGGACCAGGGCTTGCTTCGGCTGGCATCAAAGGCTTTGATCGGAAAGTCACCTACGGCGACGTGTTCTTCGGTGCCGAGTTCGGTGGTCGTCGTCGTAAGACCACCCAACAGTTCTTGCGCCATCGTGGTCGCCAGGGCTACTTCTTCTGGCAGGCCGTCCGAGATTCAAGGTCGTACATTGCCAAGGAGTATGTGCAGGCTATTGACGATGTCGTGGCAATGCTTGGAATCGGGAAGCCTGCCCGCTAGGGTTGAGGTAGACAACAGAGGAGCCCGCCATGCTCGACAACATTCGTGCAGTCAGATTTGACTACGTCAAGTCAGTCATCCCCAAACCGCTTGCCACATCTTGGGAGCAGCTGTCCACGCTGCTGATGGTCAGCAAAGAGAACAAACAGAAAGACCGTCGTGCCCTATGGTCCCCGGTCATCTACACACCTGGCACCACCCGAGGCAACGCCAACGTCGCAGCAGTCACCTGCCTCGTCGTTGACATGGACAGTGAAGCGTTTGACCACGCCCGACTGGACGGCTTGGAGTATCACGCCTACACCACCTGGTCGCATCGACCGAACGATCCTCACTGGCACCTCGTTCTACCTTTGAGCAAACCAGTGGCCGCTGCCCAATGGGCACATGTGTGGACGAGGTTGCACGAAAGAATCAACATCGTTGGCGACCCAGCCACCAAAGACCCGGCACGCATCTTCTACTTGCCTCAACATGCGCCAGGCATGTTTCCCGCTCGACTGATTCAACACGGACAAAGACTTGACCCAGAGGTCTTTGATGACTTTGAGTTGCCTTCAACCTTTGAAGCCCCAAGCATCGAGCAGGTCAAGGCACGTCACGGCAACACGAAGCGCGTAAAGGTTGCGATGCCTGCCGCAGTGAATCCTTCATGGTGGACGACACCATCACCAGACAACCGCTATGAGGGATTGTCTGAGCAGGAAGCATTGGAGAAGTTCTCTGAGCGTTGGCAGGAGATGAGAAAAGTGCTACTCGACAACTGAGTAGAATCGGTCGTCATGGCCGTTGACCGCTCATTCATTGTCAAGCTGTTCGCCGACACATCGGCCCTTGAAAAAGCGTTCGGTGAAACAGGTCGGATTGCTGCTGACGCTTTCAGCGATGCGAATAAGAAAGTCAACGAACTTGTCCCTGGCTTCCAAAAGATTGCCCTGGCTTCTGCAGCAGCCTTTGCGGGTCTAACCGCCTTTGCAACCGGGGCAGCCAAAGCTGCGATTGAAGATGAAGCCGAACAAGCCAGGCTGGCAAAGACCTTGCAGAACGTGGTCGGTGCTACGACCGCTGCTGTTGACCAGACTGAGCAGTTCATCAAGGCTCAGTCAAGGTTGACGGGGTTCACGGACAGCGAACTTCGTCCGTCAATTGAGGGCTTGGTTCGGGCCACCGGTGATCTTGGCAAGGCTCAGCAGCAAGTTATTCTTGCGCAAAACATTGCCGCCGCTACAGGAGCACCGTTGGTTGAGGTTGCGAATGCGTTGGCTCGTGCGAATGTGGACAACTTCAGGTCGTTGGTTGCGTTGGTTCCTGCGTTGCGCGACAACATCAAAGAAGGCCAGTCGTTGGATCAGGTCTTTGGTGAGTTGAACTCCACCTTCACGGGTGCTGCTGCTTCGGCTGCAGGTACCCTCTCTGGTCAACTCAAGATTCTGCGTAACAGTATTTCGGAAGCCAGGGAAGCAATCGGTGTCGGACTTCTGCCTGCCATTTCTGCTGTCGTTCCTGTATTGACAAGGTTGGCTCAACTCATTGAGGACAACGCAACTGTGTTCTCGGCATTCGTGATAACGGCTATCAGTTTTACAGGGACGATGACTTTTCTCGGTATTGCTATGAAGGGTTATGCGGTGGCAACCGCCGCTGCAGCAGTAGCAACCAGCTTGCTAGGCAGGACGATAACAGCGAGTGGCATCGGAGGTTTTGTTCTTGCTTTCTCGGCTTTGACTGCGGGTGCGGTGCTGTTAGCGCAAAAGCTCTTCGCAGTTGAGCAGGCAACCAAGAAGGTGGAATCGGCTGTAGCTGGTGCGGATGGCATCGTTCGGGCAGCAGGTCGCTCGTTCATCTACCTGACTGGCGAAGTCCTACTGCTGAACCAAAGTCTGTCGCGATCAGTCAACGTGCTTGCTACTCAGACCAACCGGCTCGAGGCTTTGGCCGGTGCCTATGGGGTCACCACATTCAAGACGGGTCAGTTTGAGCAGAAGACTGGCGGTGCAGCGAAGACTGTGCAGACAGCCAAAGAAAAGATTGCCGAGTTCACGTCAGTGTTGAAGCGGGCGCAGGGTGCGTCGGATTCGTTCGGGGCAGCTCAGAAGCGTGTTGGCGATGCACAGTTGTCTGTTGTCGATGCCAACGATGCTTTGAAGAAGGCGCAGGATGCGTTAGTAAAGGCTCAGCAGGGTGGGTCGGCGCAGGACATTGCTGCAGCTCAGCGTGCTGTGGCGGCTGCTGAACGTGGTGTTGCCCGTTCAAAGTTCAGTCACGAAGAGTCAATCATTGCGGTTCGTGATGCGGAGCGAAAGTTGGCTGAGATTCGCAAAGACCCCGAAGCCACGGCTGATGAGATTCGCCGGGCCGAGATTGACTTGGCTGAGGCAAAGTTCAATGTTGCTGACTCTGAGGATCGCCAGATTGAGACGGCTAATGGGTTGGCTGAGGCTCGACGGAATCTGCGTATTGCGACCGATGGGTTGCGTCAGGGTGATGAGGAGTTGTTGCCGTTGCAGCTTGCGGTGGACACGGCCACACGTCAGCAGACACAAGCCAACAACGAGTTGGAAGCATCTTTCAAAGCTCAGACAACTGCGTTGGATGATTACAGGATTGCGTTAGATGAGTTGGCTGAGAGCATCAAGAAGTTCCCAAAGATTTCATCAAACCGTCCTGCAGTCGGACTCATCCCGATGGTGCCTGCTGTTCAAACACCTGGAGCGCAGAGCGGCAGAGGCGGTGGCGGGCAACGCACTCTGCCCGACAAGGTGGAGATTACAGTGAACTCGAGCATCGTGAATCCGTTGCAGGTTGCGCAGGAGATTCAGGACTATCTTGACATCTTGGCGCGTTCTAACGGTCTCTACGCGGTCTAACCGATGGCCAAGACAGCGTTATGGGGTCAGACCTACAAGGTTCTGTTGGACACTGGACTTCTCCAGGATGCGTTCACACTTGATACATCCACGCTCAACGGCACAGATGTGCTTGATGGGAGCACAGATTTTGCTGACGTCACCGAATACGTGCTCAGCGTAGGCATCCAGCGTGGTCGTGCAAACCAGTTGAACTCCATGAACGTCGGACAGGCAACCATCGTCCTGGACGACAAGGCGTCAAATCGTTCGTTTGACCCAGCCAATACCGCTTCCCCATACTTCTTGGGAACTTCTGGTATCGCTCCACGACACTTCGTGCAAATCTATGGTGGTACCGCAGGACAAGAACCGTTGTTCATTGGCCGTGTCAACGACCTTGACATCGACTACCAGCAGCCAGACAACTCGTTCGCTCTTGTCACTTGTGTTGATGACCTGTCATCGTTGGCTCGCACCAACCTGACCGGGTTCAACCCTTCAGCGGAACTGACCTCCGACCGGGTCAACACGATTCTTGACCGCCCCGAAGTTGCGTTCAGTACCGCAAACCGCGACATCCAAACAGGTATCGCAACACTCGGCACCGTCGCCTATGACGCCAACACCAACGTCAAGTCGGCAATCGACGCAGTCGTGTTGGCTGAGGATGGGCGGTTCTTTGTGAACCGTGGCGGTACGGCAGTCTTTCAGCCTCGTGTGTCTTTCTCGTTCGGTACCGCCAACATCCAGTTCAGTGACACGGTCGGCCCTGAAATTGCGTATCAGCAACTGTCGGTTGGTTATGGGGCTGAGACGCTTTACAACAGTATTCAGGTTGGGGTGCAAGGGTTCGCAGTATCCACAGCCGTTGACTCAATATCAACGACCCAGTTCGGTATCAGCAACCTCAGTTTGAATGACGTGCCGTTGAATGGTCAGGCTGCTGGGGATTCGTTGGCTGCGAACCTGCTGGCCAAATACAAAGACCCGGTGTTCCGATTCAACGAGATTGGGGTGACGTTGAACGGGTTGAGTTTGGCTGACGCTCAAGCCGTGTCCACGCTCGACATCGGTGACTTGGTTGCGATCACTAAGACGTACACGACTGGGTCTCCTGCGACGGTTACGAAAACTATGTTCGTGGAGAGCTTGTCTCATGAGATTACGCCAGGGTTCCATCGGGTTCGTCTCGGTCTCGGTCAAGCCCAACTGTTGACCCAGTTCATTTTGGATACGAGTGAACTTGACGACGCTGAGGTTGGGCTAGGATAACTGGCATATGGCCAAGCAAACTTTTTCAACAGGGCAGGTGCTCACTAGTGCCCAGATGTCCACGCTTCAGGCGAACGACTTCAACATGGCGGTCACAACCGGGACAGCTTCTTACACTTTGCAGGCAAGCGATAAGGGTCAGCGTCGTGTTCAGAACATGGCTAGTGCTGGAACTGTTACGGTGCCGAACTCAGTGTTCGATGCTGGTGACGCTTTATGGTTGCATTCGATCGGTGCTGGTACGCAAACGGTTGTTGCTGGTGCTGGTCTCACGTTGAACTCTTCTGCTGGTACGGCTCCGACGTTGGCGCAATGGGAGGGCGGTGTCGTCTATTTCACCAGCGCGTCAGCAGCCATATTTTTTCGCGGTGGCGGTCCTGTAGTCCCTTCTACGATTGAGTATCTGGTTATCGCTGGTGGCGGTGGTGGCGGCGATTCTGATGGCGCTACTTACAACGGTGGCGGTGGTGGTGCTGGTGGCTATCGGTCATCAGTGGTTGGCGAGAACTCTGGTGGTGGCGGTTCAGCCGAAACAGCAATGGCGGTGACGAAAGGTGTGACATACACGGTTACTGTCGGTGCAGGCGGTGCGTCAAATGCGCCAGGTGTCGCTAGTTCTATTGCTGGCACAGGCTTATCAACGATTACTGCCGATGGTGGTGGTCGTGGCAAAGGCGCAAACACTTCCGCCAACGGCGGTTCAGGCGGCGGCGGTCATCTTACTAGCACCGCAGGCGGAACAGGTACAGCAAATCAGGGTTTCGATGGTGGTGTCGGTGCCACAGGCGGCTTCGGTTCGGGTGGCGGTGGCGGTGCAGGCGCAGTAGGAAGTGCATCGTCGGCAACAAACAACGGTGGTGCTGGCGGCGCTGGTGTCTCATCATCTATCACAGGCACATCAGTCGCTCGTGCAGGTGGCGGCGGCGGCGCTGGCAACACAGGTGGTTCAGCAACAGGAGGCGGTGGCGCTGGTACGTCTGGGCTGAGTGCCACACCTGGAACTGCTGGAACAGCCAACACAGGTGGCGGTGGTGGTGGTTCACGCAATAGTTCGCCCGTTGTTGGTGGTGCTGGCGGTAAAGGTGTTGTTATCATTCGCACACCTGACACCGTTGCATTCGGATTCACAACAGGCGCAACGGTTTCAAACCCAACAGGTTTCTATGTGTACACATTCAACGACTCTGGCACTATCAAATGGGGTGCGTAATGGCATACTTCGCAGAACTAGACAACACCAACACGGTGATCCGAGTCATCTCGGTAAGTAACGATGTCTGCGGTGAACCGACACTCGGCTTCCCTGATACAGAGGCGGCTGGTCGTGCGTTTATCGCCAACACACTGAAACTCGAAGGCGTCTGGAAACAGACCTCATACAACAGCAACTTCCGAGGCACTTACGCAGGCGTCGGCTACACCTACGACGCAGACCTCGACGAGTTCATAGCACCACCACAACCCGACCCCGTTGAGGATGCGCCCGAATAACAGCCTTCGTTGGCTGATCCTCGCACCGGCAGTCTTCTTCGCCTTCTGGCCGACTACCGCACAAGCAGACCCGCAACCAGGGCTTGCCACCACCTACTACACCATCGACGAGATACCACCGCTACGTTCCACCAGCGAGTATCCGATCTGCGGAACCGAGATAGAGAACAACATCAACCGCAGTTACGACGGCGAACCGTACGAGAGTTGCACAGGCGACTTGTTCATGGTTCACATGACTGGCTACATCGACATCCCTGAACACACGACGATTGAGTTCTGGTTGGCCACAGATGACGGCGGCTACGCCAACATCGGCGGCAACGAGTTTGAATCATGGAACGACCAAGGCTGCTCCTGGATACCGTCAGGACAACTAGAGATTCAGGCAGGCATCCAGCCGCTCGAAGTGTGGATGTACGAGCACGGCGGGGCGTCCTGCATCATGCTTGCCTGGAACATTGACGACGAAGGCTGGTCAATAGTTCCCGACGAAGCGTTCACCCAAACCTCAACACCAACCACCACCACTTCGACTAGCACCACCGTTCCAGAAACCACCACCACTTCTACGACCACCACGACTGAGCCTGCGCCCACCACAACCGAGCAGACCACCACGACAACCACGACCGTCTACGTCGCCCCAGCTACCACCACGACTACGACCACCACCGTCTACGTTCCGCCCGCCACCACCACAACTACAACTACTGAGCCGCCTACGACCACGACTTCCACCACCACAACTACGACCGAGCCTCCGACTACAACTACCGAATCAACTACGACGACTCTGTTTGTTGATCCAGTTCCCGAGACAACTCTGCCACCTGTAACTGTGCCTCCTCAATCAACAACCACCGAGCCAGCACCCACAACCACAACGCTGCTGGAGCCATCAGAACCAGAGCAGCCACAGACAGAAGCATTGCCCGAAACTAGCACCGAAGAAGAAGTGGATGAGTTCGTAGAAGAGCTACTCGCCGACGTCGCCATCCTTGAACCTGAGCAGATCGTGGCAGCCGTAGAACAAATCCTTGCCACGACACCCACCACAGAACAAGCCACACAACTCGCCACGACCTTAGAAGTCTTGGCAGTTGTCACCGAGGAGCAGGCGGAAGCAATCTTTGAAGCGGTCGTCGTCGAGGAGTTGACTGCCGAGCAAGGTGAAGCAATCGTGGACGCGGTGCAAGAAGCACCGAAGAAAGTTCGTGAAGCGTTCGAGGCGGCCATCAACGTGTTCACCGGGCTGTTTGATTCCTATGTGATGGTTGGCTCCACGATTCCCGTTGAAGAACGAAGGACACTGGTGGCAGTTTCTTCTACAATGGTGGC